CATGATCTCGGCCTTCTGGGCCGGATGGGCGACGGAGAGGTTGTAGGCCGTTTGGACTAGGTTTTCGACGTACTTGACCGGCTCCATCCCGCTCTGGCGAACTACGGCCTCATAGGGCCGAATCGCCTCGAGGAAGCCCTGCGAGGTCTTTCCGTGCTCCGCGGCCTGCTGGAGGGCGATGGCGACCTCGCGTTCGCGCCGCAGGATAGCCGCCTGAGCCGCTGGAGGCACTTGAGCCCATGCCTCGCGTTCGGTCGGCTTCCACGACTGCGGAGCTCGAACGGTCGGACCTGCCTGGGCTGGCGCGGTAGCCGTGGTCGCGCCCTGAGTAGGCGCAGCAGTCGCCGTGGAGGCCCCTGGCTGCCCCGTGGCGCCCTTGGGAGCCGCCTTCTGGGCTGGGGCAGCCTTCTGCTCTACGAAGCGCCCGGATTCGTCTCTGGCGCGTTCTGGGGCCGTCGTTTCGACCTGCCCACTTTCGGGTGCAGGCGTCTCCGTTTGGGTAGTAACCGCCGGTTCAGCCGGCGCACCCGTGTCGATCTCGTCGTACCCCGCCTCTAGTGCCTCCCTAAGCCCTGCCATTACCGAGTCTTCCTCCCCTCGTTGATCTCCCAGAACCGCCGCTCGAGCACCTCCCGGCGCTTCGGGTCAGGCACGTGGCCGCTAGCCATCTCCTGCCGTTTCTCTGCGGCCTTCTGCCACGTCTTCTGATAGTCATCCGCCGTGGTCAGGCCGTTATCGCGCATGTATGCCTTGTGCCGGGCCCGAGAGCCTATGTCCGTCCCATCAGTAGCCTGGGTGTTTTCGTAGAAGCGGCCGACCATGACCGGCGCATCGAGCGCTCGAGAAGGCGGTACGTAATCCTCGACAGCCACAAGTTTCTGCTGCGCCTCGTCGTAAATCCACTTGCCGCGAACAGGCGGATGGTCACCGAAGAGGCGTTCGTAGCCTTCCTCGAACTCTTTCGTCCGAGCCTTGCTAACCACCGGCTCATCTGCCGCTGTGCCGCGCATGGCTACTCCGCGACCCCTGCGCCCGTCGCAGACTCAGCGGGTTGCTTGCGGAAGGCGTTCGCCATTGCCGCAGAGTTGTATTTCTTCCCGCCGCCCTTCTTGCCCGGGAACGACTTGCCCTTATCGGCCTCTGCGAAGTCCTGGCCGACCGACTGAGGCACGCCTACCCGCTTGGCTGCGCTCGGGTCGTGCGCGACCATCTCCATGAATCTATGCTGGGCACCACTCACGCTGGGCATCTCACTTGCCTCTGATGGCCTTCGCCATCTCGATCGACGGGTATTTCCGATGCACCTTCGCGCGGATCTTCGCCTCAAGTTCCGGCGAGGCGTTCTGCGAGGCACGCGCTAACGCATTCCGCGCGTGGCTCTCGTCCTCAATGGGATAGGAGCGATCCGGCCCGGCGAACTCCTTGCCCGGGATCTTCTCGCGCGCCTTCGTCGTGAGTTTAGCCACTGCCGATCCCCCCGCCTCGCTTGGAGTAGCCGCCCTTTGTCTCGGCCTCCTCGATCATGTCCTCGTCGGTCTTTTTCTTGCGAAGCGCCATCGCCATGGCTGGCGCTGCGAACTTGCGGGCCTTGGGCTTCGGAGGCGCCTGCTTCTGTTCACGATCCATCTGGTTCATGTCACCGTCCGATCGGGATCACGGGGGCTGGCGCCCCGATATTCTGCATGGCCTGCTTCGCCATGTCGCTCTGAGCCTGTGCCGCCATCTTTTGCATGTCCATCTGGTGCTGCGCTTGAGCTGCGCGGAGATCGAGTGCCGTCTTCTGAACGTGCGCCTGGGCATCCACCTGCGTCTGCATGATGCCGGTCTTGGCCTTCGCGGCCTCTGCTTGCGCCTTGATCTGCGCGGCCTGCATTCGCGGATCCGGCGCCGGGGGCGGTGGCGGCTGCTGCGCTGCGGCTTCGGCTTCGGCCACAAAGCGATCGAATACGCCCTCGATCTGCTGCGAGCCCTTCGTGCTAGCCAAAAGCCACTTACCGACCTCGAGCAGGAACGGAATGACCTTCGGCCCGGCCTCCTGCACAAGCGGCACGCCAGCCTGGAAGATCTGTGTCAGCGCACCGATCGCCTCGACGCGCTCTTGCTTCATGCTCGCATAGTCGCGCAGAGCGATCGTATCGGCCTTGACCGAGATCCGATAGGACGAAAACTCGCTCTTGATGAGATTCAGCCCAGCCTGGATGAGTTGCATGTTCGGCTGGTTCGTCGCCGGGTCGATCTCCATGCGCATTGCGTTGGAGCGATCGATGATGGTCTGAGGATCGAAGTGGAGCGAGACCATCTCGGCGCGGATCTTCTGCAGGTCGGATACGAAGCGCGCGAGCTTATCCTTGTCCGTCTCTAGGCGCGTGGATGCGAACCCCGCCTCGATCCTGTTCGCCGTCGCAGTCGAATTCGGATCCGCCTGGCCGCGAATAGCAGCCGAGAGACCGATGATCTGGTCAAGCAGCTGGATCTTCTCCGTGCGCTGGCGGCCGAGCACCTCAATCCCCTTGATCACGTCGTCGATCGGCACGAAATCCATCACGCCCTTAAGCCCGCCCTTTTCCGCAAGACCGGCGAACTTCGACACCGCGATCATCTGACCTTCGTTCGTCTCCTCGATGATGCGCGACAGCTCAGGGAACGACTTGTCGTAGGCGCCGCACAGCTTCGCCTGCCGCTCGAGGCGCCGGATGCGATCGGTGAGATCGTTGATCTCGTCGTACAGGTTTCTATCGAGCTCGAAATCCGGCTTCGGAATGAGCTTCATCGTCGAGACGTTGGCGAGCAGTGGCTTCGGGCAAGGGAAGAACCCCGACAAGCCCAGAGGATCGTTTTTCACGTCTAGGATGCGATCGAAGCCCTTGCAATACCAGTAAACCTTCCGATCCTCCTTGCTCCAGATCTCCCAGACGATGATGCGCGACCACGCTTCCTTGAGCGTGTCCACATCGCCCGACTTCTTGCCTCCTCGCTCCTCAAGTGGAAGCCGCTTCCCGATCTCCTCTCCGAAGCGTTCGACCGCCTTGTCCCGCGTCATCTCGTTTCGGAATGCGACCCAGCGGATTTCTTTCGACCAACGCCGGCAGGGAGACCAGAGGAAGTCGTCCCAGTAGACATACTGCGTCTCGATCTTCTCGGTCGACTTCTGCTGATGCGCTGCGACTGCTGGCGCGAGCTCCTGGCCGTCAGGGCTCAGCTTCGCCGGCACCTCGTCCACGTCCTCGAACTCGGCTTCGTATCGCAGCCGCACCTGTCCTAAGCCCGCTGTCTTCCAGTCGAACAGGGCGTCTCGCGCTTCGCTCTCGAAGTCATCCGAGTCATCCTCGAGATCCGAGTTGAGGAACCGCTCGAGCATCTCTGCAGACACTCGAGCGGCCTCGTCGTTGGCGTCAGCGTATCGACGCGAAACATCGACCTTGGGCATCTGGCCGAATAGGATCGCCAAGACGATGTTTGTGTTCGCGTGAAACAGGTTCAGCTTGCTGCGAGGCTCATCTCCATCGACGCGATCGTCGAGATATTGTTTCACTGCCTTGACTGCCTGATCGTGCCACTTCTTCTTGCCATCTTCTGCTGTTGATAGTTCGATCGTCCACCGCCGCTGGGTATCCTGCGGAGTCCGCTGAAAGTCCTTTTTGCTTTCGATGACGCCGCTGGAGCCCTCGGCCAAGCGTCACCTCCGTAGCGCGCGCTCTCGGTCCTCGAACAGCTCGTCGAGCGTGAACGAGCCGTCCAACTGCCTAGTATAACGGGGTTTTGCTACCTCCTTGGGGCGAGACATGATTTCGGAGTACTTGACGACCAAGGCGAGGTAGCGGAAGGCGTCGGCCGCGTTCGAACTCCAGTCATGTTGGGGCTTGAGGCCAAAGACCTTTTTGTCATCGTCCCAGAGGTAGTGATACTGCCGTAAAGACTCGATTCCGTCCTCGCAGCGCGTGTGAATCCGCATCGGCTGCTGGAGCAGCCACCGAGCCGCCTGGATGCCATCGGGGATCGATAGTTCCGGCGTGATGGCGATTTTCTCGTTCCCCCACCGGGCTGAGAACTGCTCGATTGTCGAGACCCCCGTCTGGAGCGTGCCGGCTCGAGCGTCGTGAGGCAGCCAGTGCATGAAGTACGAGTATCCACGGCCGTCGACCACGTCGAAAAAGTGGCTGGGCGGCTTCCCGTTCGCCTCATAGAAGTCGATCACGTCAGGCATGCCCTGCGCGTTCAGTCGCCAGAACCAGATCGAGGTGGCGTCGCGGAGGCCAAGGTCCCAGCTCGTGAACACGCCGTCCTTCTCGTGCTTGAAGTCGACCACTCGGCCCTGTTTCTCAAGAGCCTCGACCAAGTCACCGAAGACGGCACCGACGTTGGCGGCCGTCCAGTCGCATAGATACTCCTGGCGGATGAGCGCTTCCGGCCGGCCTGCAGCGCGCTCTTCGGAGATTGTTCGATCTGGGTCATAAGCTTTCGTGTCATAGAGCGTCTTCAACTCGCAGAACCAAGAGGGATTCTCCTTGGCCATCTCATAGAGCTTGCGGCCATGGTTGTTGCCGCGTGGCGTGAACACGAACGCGGCCCAGCCATTATTCTCTCGCAGCATCGGAGCGATGAGATCCCAAGCCTTGGGCTTCGCGATGCTGTATTCGGAAAGCAAGACACCAACCGGGCCCGCGCCGACCACCTCGATCTTGTCCGATCCGATGATGCGATAGATCGAGCCGCACTGGAGCTCGATCATCATCTGCTGCTCGTTCCGCCGCTTCACGATCTGCTTCGGAAAGATGTTGTCGATCGTGCGCTTGCCATCCGCCCTGAAGCCCTCCCAGATCGCCTTGCGCCCCTGCTCGAACGTCGGGAAGACGTGCCAGTAAACGCCCGTCCGCATGTGCGCCATCTTGCAGAGCTGATGCGCGCCCATGAGGTCCTTACCGGCGCGCCGATGGTGAACGCACACCGCCCGAGCTCCAGGGCCGTGCGTGTCCATGTACCGCATGAATGGAACCTGATACGGGCGCGGCGTGAAGTCGTTGGGGATGATGATTCTCACTTCACGAGTCGCATAGGGAATGCACGCAGCCTTTTCTGTTTCAGGAGCTTCTGGCCCCAATAGTCACTGCTGCCCGGGATCTGGTAGACGTTGATCGAAGCGTCAGGCGCGTTTAAGTCGTGATTCGCAGCATTGAGGATGAGCCCCGTTTGGTCAGGTCGTCCCCATTCCGGCAGGTTCAACTGTTCCGCCTTCGGGTCC